ACTCCTCGTGATCACAGTCCATACTGACGCTAATCTGCGTAACGACGCGTCGCCTCTCGACGCGATCACTGCCTAGTCGAACAGCGCACTCGTCGAGTAGTCTTCCGAATCGTCTTCCGAATCGCTCTCCGATTCCCATGTCGCCCTCTTCTCCCCCAGCGCCTTGACCTTGACCCACTCCCCAGCTTCGCGCACTGCATCGCTCGTCGCGCGCCCCCACCACGACCCGATCGTCCTGATCACCGTGCCCTCATCATCACCCACTCGCAGCACCACGCGAGGCCGAATCCACGCGACCCAATTCGCGACCTCCTCGCGCGAATACCGCACGCCCCCAGGCATCACCTCGACGAGCGAATCGATCCAGCCGTCCGGAGAAGATTGAATACTACTATTAGTATTCTGTTCTCTGTGTTCTGGGGCGGGAGTTCTTGTCGAGTTCTTTTGCTCGAAACCCTGCTTTTTTGAGAAGTTAGGTATGCCTATGAGGTGCTTATGGCCGTGCGATGACAGGGTGATGGGCGAGTTATGAGCGAGTTTGCGAGCCGTAAACAACGCCTTATCGATCCGCTTTCGGTTCGTGATGCGACACAGGTCGGTGTCGCTCACCCAAAAAGAATCGCCCTGCCGGGCCGCGTACCGGTCGATCGCCAGGAGGCAAAGCTTCACCCAGACGCCGAATAACTCGTTGTCAGCGATCACCCTCTCCATTTTCGGGTGATACATCACCGTTGTGTGGATCTTCGCGTGCGGCCTCGTCCTCGCCATCACCTCTCCCCCCCGGAATCAGATCGATCAAACTCACCTCCCCGCCCGTGCCTATCACGATCGAGATCGAATTCTTCAAGCTCGCGCCGTGACCCAAACAGACGCGCGCAATCGTCGTTTGCGGGACGCCAGATCGCGCTGCGAAGTCGTTATGGCTGAGCCCGTTCGCTCGTAGCCACTCACGCAAAGTCATGTCGGCACCTCCTCGACGAACGGCCCATAGCACCACTCGCCGTGACTGCACCACTTGCAATACGCACTGCCCTTCCCGCGCGCCGGCCGCGGCCTCGGGATCGCGAACTTTTCGAACTCGTCGCTCGTCACGCGCTCGACCTTCTTCACCAACGAGTCGAACACTTTCTGCCTGAACGGAACGCGCTCGACATAGTACGCGCTCGTGTCTTTGCAGTACACCACAGCGAGCGCGCCTTTGAGCCCGAGTGCTCCCATGTAAAGCTGAACCTGAGCAGCGTACTTTTCGTCCCAGGCCTCATAGCCCACGCCCTGGACTTGCTCGAACCTGTTCGCGTTTGAGCTTTTGATTTCGAGCAGGAGCTTCTCGCCCTCGACGAACACGATCCCGTCGATGTGACCGATGATCGAGCCATTGCCCGCGCTCACCCTCACCTCTGCCTGCTGCCCATCGATCTCGTACCCGGCGCGTTCGAGGTCCGCGACGACGATGTCCTCGATCACGTTACCGAGCTGAAAGATCCGATGGACGCGCCCAGGGATCTCCTCGTCGGGCTCGACCGAGTGCAACACCGCCCACAACTTTCGCTCGCACTGCCCAACCGAGCTGCCCCGCACAATCTTGTGACGCGCCCGGTATCGATCACTCGTCTCTCTTTCCGCGTCTTCTTCGCGCGCACGATCGAGCGCGGCCCGATCGAGCCTTCGGACGATCCCACTTTTCGTTGCTATCAAAGTCGGCAGCTTTGCCATGTCTCTCTCCCTTCAAACGAAAAGAGGGCGACGAGCGCGTCGCCCGCCGCCCTCGGCTCTGGGGGGAACCACCGCTATTCAGCGGCTTCGTACTTTTTGACCCGGTTTTCGAACCCGTCTTCGTCTCCGAAATCGCCCGATGCCTTGACGCGCGACACCGTCACGTTGATCGGCGTGTCCCAGAACGCCTCGGTGTCCTCGACGTGATCAGGCGTCGGATGACCCGTCGCCACCGCGATCCGCTTGAGGCTCTCGCGCGCGATCCGAACGGTCTGCGCGTTCGGGTGCTCCAGCGTGAGAAAATCGCGCAGCTCGTGGCCCTGATACTCACCCGTGATGATCGTCAGGTACACGTGGAGGCACCGACCGTTTCCCGCGGCGGTCGCGCGGTAGTCGTCACCGCTGATCACCGCGCGGTACGTCCCCTCGGGCACGGTCGCGGAACTTCCGCCGACGCGTACATCGCTCAAATCCTGGTTGACAATTGCCATGTTAGTGCTCCTCGTTTGCGGGGCCGAAAGACTTCTCGATCAGCTCGCGCAGTTTTGCGTACCCACCCTGCGCGGGTACTGTGATCTGTTGGGGCAGCGCGTAGCGGTTTTTCGCTACCGCGCTGCCATCATCGTCGAGCAACAGCCGACGCTTACCGCCCGCGCGCGACGTGCGCGTCGTTCGATGGTCTCCGCCCTTGTCCACCGGCACGCGCTCGGGTGCGAGGTGACCGACGATGTCGGCGTGTTCGACGAGCAAAGCCTGAGCGCGCTTGTGCAGCTTCGGACCCCATCGCGAGTAGCTTCCGACGCTCGGATCATCCACGGTCTGGAGCCCAGAGTGCGCGATGATCAGCACCGCTCGGCCCGTGTCGCGAATCGCGCTCGTGACGGCGAGCAGCTTACGCCATTCAGTGTCGGCGATCACGTAGCCCTTGCCGTAACCGAAAGCTTCGATTGACGCTTTTCCGTGTTGCTCACAGACGAAATCCCAGATCAACGGCTCGACCTTGTCGATCGCGTCTATCACGATTTGCCGGTACGCGTCAAGTTCTTTTCCGGCCTCGGCGATTTCGACCAACGCGTCGTACGTTTCGGGCCAGCTCGTCGGCTGAGCGACGCGCGCAAACGCGAGCGAGCCCGCCCCATACTCTATAGGCACCGTGAGCGAGGCATCGTCTGAGCTGCAAAATGTCGTCTTGCCAGCCCCTCCCGGCCCATGTACGAGCACGATGGGCTCCTGTCGCACAATTTCTGTGGAAATTTCCATGTTTTTTCTCTCCGTAACTAGCTGTTTTTGCTGTTGAAAGCCAAATCTACCTAAAATCGGCTTGATTTCCTACCCCACCGTCTCCCTGATCCGCTAATATGCGTCTGAGGGAGGCCGATAGAAAAAAAATGAGAGTCACCACCCGCAATCGACACCTGAATCTCCTCGCCGATCGAGGCTACACGATCGACGAAGCGAACCACCTCGCCTGGGTTGACTGCCGCAGATGCGGCGGTTCCGGGCGTTTCTCTTTCAATCCTCTCGACGGCGATCGATGCTTCGGCTGCCTTGGCGCGAAGGGCGACTTTGTGGACGCTTCGCGCGTCGCCCGGAACCTTCTCGCGCGCGAGAGCCGCGAGCGCCGCAAGAACGTAACCGCTCGGCGGCGCGTCCTTCGCGCGATCGAGGACGCGCGCCGCGTCCTCGCCTCTGACCCCGACCTCCGAGCCGCGTTCGCCGGCTCGCGGAATCGCTTCGTCCGGCGCGTCGCTTCCCAATTCGTCCGGCGCGGATCGGTCACCCCCGCACAACGCAGCGCGGTGATCCGCGCTGCCGCGCGCGAGGTCGTGACCGAGCGCGCCGCCGAGGTCGTCTCGGTGCCCGTCCCCGAGGCCCTCCTCGCGGGTCGACACGAGGTCGAGGGGCGTATCGTCCACACTCGCTGGGTCGAGAGCCAGTGGGGCTCGACGCTCAAGGGGCTCATCATCGTCTCCGCGGCTGGCGGGGAATTCAAACTTTGGGGTTCGGTCCCCACCGACCTGATCAGCGAAGACCTCGATCAGGCACGGATCACCTTCACGGCTCGGTTCGAGCGCAGCAGAGACGACGCCGCGTTCGGTTTCTTCAGCCGGCCCACCAAGGCCAGCATCCAAGAGACCCAACGATGAAGAGCAACGAATTAAACGACTTTACGACCAAAGGGAAGGAGACCCAACGATGAAAACCCTGAAACTAAACGACGAAACGATCAAAGTCTCTGCTTCGAGCGAGCGGGCCTTGCTGATCCTCGATCGCTATCACGGTGCCGCCAATTCGAGTGCGTTCTCGATCGGATCTGGCAGGTACCGTTCTCAGGATCGGGTCGAGGGAATCCCCGGCCTCACCGTCGAAAAATTCTGGGGACGCGACCGTGACCCCATCTGGGTCCGAGAGTTCGCGAAGGCTAACCCGCGATGCTCGGTCTTTTTCGGGGTAACACCAGAGACGTACGACCGATTCGAAGAGGTCGTCGAAGCCCTCAAATCGCACAACGCCACCAAGAAGGAGACCCGACGATGATACGTCTGAAAAACGAATTCCACGGAACCGCGACTTTCCTTCGCCCGAAAAACGGACGGGTGTCTCCCGAGGCGCTCAGGCGCGCCGAGCGGAGACTCTGCGGAGTTTCCGGCTGCTGCTGCTGGCATAGTGAAATCCATCCAGATGACGCAGAGCGCTGGACTCGCGTGCCGAGAGCAGACGGAGATCTGATCGTCGCTAACTAGCAAGCCGAAACGCCCCACGCGGGGCGTCGTCTGGCGCGGGCGCGTCGGGCCTGACGATGGCAGCCAGTTCCATCTACACACAAGAGGTAAAAACGTGAGCTATTTCATCGCATCAAACTCAGAAACCGTACCGTTCGAGGCGCTCAACTCCGTACCGCTCCCCGCGCGTACGCGTACGCATTGCCCCGTCCCGCACGGTGATTTCGCCGGGCTGGTCAAAGACCAGGTCGTCGCGGCATTCCCCAACGTCGAGATCGACGAGCAGTACGCTCTCGGTCGTGACGGCTCGCACTTTTTTGGGTTGCTCCAGCTTCGGCTCGACTCCGAAGAGTACGGGCTCCTGATCGGGTTGCGCGGATCTCACGACAAGTCGCTGAGCCGAGCCATCGCGCTCGGGTCGAGCGTTTATGTTTGCGACAATTTGGTCTTCCGTGGATCCGAGGTGAACGTCGCACGGAAACACACCACGTACATCTGGCGAGACCTTCGGGCTCTCGCTCAGGGTGCGATTGCGAACGCTCGCGCGGCGCACGATTCGGACATCGTCCGGCTCGACGCGCTCAAGGAGCTGCCCGTCTCGATCGATCGGGGGTACGAGCACATTGGTCGAGCACTCGGGCAGAGAGTGATCAGCCCGACCGCAGCAAACGCAACTCTGCGCGAGTGGCGAAAACCGACGCACGTGGAGCACGACCGCCGCGACGCGTTTGGCCTGTACCAGGCATTCACCCAGGGCGCGAAGAAAGGCGCGCCGGCCGAGTCCATCGGACGCCATACGGCGATCGATGCTTTTTTCGGTGAGGCCCGGGCGCGGCACGAGCGCGCCGCAGTCGCGAGCTGATGGGTGGAAAGCACGGTGGCCGGCGCGAGGGCGCCGGCCGTCCGCGCGGCTCCAGGCGCGTCCCGCTCTGGGTCCACCTGACTGTCGCGTTTCGTCCAGGCGAAAAGGCCCGGCTCGACGAGCACTGCAAGTCGATCGGAAAACCGAAATCGCAATTCGTCCGCGAGGCATCGCTCGCGGAAATCGAGAGAGGGAAGCATGGCATCAAGTAAAAATTTCTACGTCGAGATCGCGCGGTACTCGGTTGAGTTCCCGGACGAAGAACCGACCCGCTCAGAGATCATCGTCTCCGCGATGGGAGCCGGAGACGCTTTCGGTCAGGTCGTCGTCTCGACAAACCAGCACTGGCTCAAAGAGAAATTCGTCTTCGAGAACCGAATCAGCAAAGACCCGCTTTTCCGCGAATCGATCGTCAAGTGGGAGCCGCCGGGTGGGGTTCAGATCCTGGCAATCGCAAAGCAACAGAAAGGAGACTCATCAGGATGAAGCGACACGAAAAGCTAGACATGGTTTTCGACACGCTCGTCGAAGGCGCAGTCGATTCCGATGGAAAGCCCATCGCGAGCAAGCGAGACCTCGCACGTCTCGCGGACATCATCGTGGAGATCACAGAGAGGGGAGGCCTGGCATCCGTGCTCGATCGCGTGTCGAGCGATTGCATCCATAAGGTGGAATAGCCGGACCCGGCGGCGCCTTGCCGCGAAAGTGATCAACGGCCCCGAGGGAAACCTCGGGGCTTTTCTTTTACAGTAGCTTCCACACTTTTGCGTATGCCAGCCCAAAGCCCGACCCGTGATCGTTCGAGCGAGCCTCTTCGACATGCTCATCGCGCCAGTCCAGGCAGTGGCTCAGCTCGTGGACTGTGATCAGGGCTTTCGACACCTCGCTCAGGTCCTTCGAGACTTTGACGACTAGCGTCTCAACCCCGCGAATTTTTGTCAGCGAGGTCTCTCCCCAGTCATCGTTTGCAATCGCGCATACCCTGAGCCGTACAGGGTATTGTGTCACATACATCGCGCGAAACCTCCGCACGATGTCTTTCGGCTCGATGCTCCTCACCCGAAACTCGCCTCTAGCCGGCGGTAACTCCACCAGTCGAAATCTGCTGCGCCGTTTCCAGACGCGTCGCGCAGGACGAGCAAGCCTTTGACCCACATCGCGTTGACTTGCGGGCCAGCCCATTCTTCGTACTCGCCGAAGTACCCGCAGACCGCGCCGAAGAGCTGCCGCGAACCACCCGCAGAACGAACGCTGTAATCGAGTGTATGGGTATGTCCCTGGATCACACTTGTGTGTTGCTTGTTCAGGATGCTCGAAGCCGGCGATACGCCGCCGACGCTGCGACCCATTACGCCCGAAGCCCAGTAGTGCGATGCGAAAATTCCAGTTCCGAAAAGCTCGACAGGCTCAAGAAAATCGTGAACCGTCCAGGGGAACCCTTCGGTGATGTCGGTCGTCTTGATCGCGCCTTCGAGCTTCGAGTCCGATTCGACCGCCCGGTCGATCCGGTTCTCGTGGTTCCCGAGCAGGAAAGTCCACGTCGGTTCAACGCGGTGGTCTCCTCGTCTGTGGCGATTGTATCGATCGACCTCGTCGAACATCGCGCGCTGCGCGTCGCGCGCCGCGTCAACGTCTTTCACGTAGCGCCGGCCCTCGTATCCGAGTTTGCCCGTGTCGTACGAAGAGAGGCTCGGAAGGTCCGCGAGATCGCCAAGGCAAACAACGTGCGCGGGCTTGATCGCAGCAATCGCAGCGCCGAGCAACGCGAACCTTTCCATCGTCTGGCCTGGGCGCGCGTGCGCGTCAGGAATTACCAAGATGTCGGTCTGGTCCCTCACGGGTCTAGCCGCCAGGTGGCAACGCCTGAACGTGTATGTGATCGCCCTCGTCGAGCCAGCGCATGCCTAGGCGCTTGACGCCTTCGAGCATGTCGCTCTTCACGCTCGCGTCGTCGAGAACGAGATCAACCGCTAGCGAGCCCGCCGCGAGACGATGCTTCGAGGCGTCCGATCCACCGACTGCGGCGTTTCTGTCTTCGGTTCTACACCACGATGTGACAGTGCAATCGTAGAGCGCGCAAACGCATCGAATGCGCTCCGCGAACTCGACTAGCGTGATCGGTGCAGGTAGCGCGTTCTCAAACATCCAACCCCCTGCACACTGCATCGAGATCCGAGAGCCACCGCTCGAATCCCTCGCACCCCGATAAATCACTTCCGCACGAGCGCACGATATCCTCAACCGCCTGACCGCGTAGCGGAGGACACCTAAGACCCTCAATCGTCTGAACTCGCCCCGCGCAAGCTACGAAGCAACTCGCGACCGTGACGCCTACGAAGCAACGCTTCGCGAACGCGCGCACTGCGCTTGGCGCGATCTTTATCGACGCGTGCATTCGCAGACAACTCACCCGCCGCCCTCGAAAGCTTCGAGACGCTGAGTATCAACACTGCGCATAGAGCCACAACAACGCCTAGTGACATCAGCACGGACAATCAAACGAGCCCCTGCGTTGTAATCAGCCGAAGGATCATGTTCACCACTGCGAGAATCCCCGCGGTATCCTCTGGGCTGACCTCGACCGCGCCTCCGCTCGCACCCGCAACGAGGCTCGCGATCAACACGAGCCCGTTCGCCCACAAAGTCTTCGACCTGTACCATGATTTCGTTTCCATCTTTCACCTCTGCAAAAGGGTGTCGATTTTGTCGTCAATCTCGGAAAGTTGTTCGCCCTGGTGCGTAACATCGGATCGTATCACCGTCACGTCCAGTTCGATATTTCTGATTCTTCTCTGCGCGTCTGCACCGTCTTCCATCGCTTGTTCGAGTTGAGTCTTCTGTGTCGCAAGCGCGTTCGACGAATCGACCATCTGTATCAAGATCCACGCGACCACTGCCGAGACGATCGGCAACGCGAGGCCGATAATCTGAACCGAAGTGACGCGCGACTGTGTCATGCGATAGGAGCCATGCGAGTGATCTTCATCTTAGACACAACACCCTTATAGGCGTAATCGACGCCAGAAACTGTGTACCCAACACCAGACATCCTTGCGTCTACCCACGATTCCGTGCTGGATGAACCGTCTCGCGTGACCTTTAGCCAAACAGTCAACGTATCTCCAGCGGCAGGAACAATCACACAGGGGTCTGACTTGGTTGCGACAAGCGTTCCCGACGTTTTTGTGTAAGTGTAGTACGGGCTGAAACCGCACGACTCTGTAGTGACGAAGTCGGAATCTATAATCAAAGTGTCCGGCGAAGACGGACGGGTCACGAGGGTGTTCTCTCCCTCCGTGTAGACCGTTTGGCCGAGCCCCACGATGAATTCGACACCACCGTCTTGTTGTCCGGAGCTGGTCCCCTGGTAAGTTTTCTTGGCCTCCATAAAGACCTGCACCTCGACAATAAACGGCGTAGCTCCATCGGCCCCAGTTATCGGGACGTTTGACCAACCGTAGACCTGTTGAAATCGAGGCGTGGCACTTTCTCCCGCGGAGCCGCTCGATTCAATGAAGCTTGTGCTAAGCCAATCACCAGATCCGTCTTCCTTAGTCGGAACAATTTGAGACAACGCAGGATTGTTATCAACGAAGCTCTTCACGTTCGCGAACGTCCTGCCCTCAAGCAACGCACCGTTCACGCTCGTCAGAGGAGATTCGCCGCCCTGCGTAACGGTCGCGGCGTCGTCGTGCGTTGCTGCGGTTGTGCCGAGCGCACCGCGCGTGCATTCGATCAAGCTATCCCCGACCTTCGCGTCGTATAGAATCGCTTCGCTGCCGATCGTGACGGTACCGGCAGATGAAAACGAACTCGCCGACGTGATCGGAATCGTCGTAGCCGCCGCGTCTGTAATCGCAGCGGACAATGTCGTCGTGACCTCTGAGCCCTTCGGCGTCGAGTAGATCAGACCAGTCGCCTCTTCTTGGCGGATTGTCCCCGTGGCGACTTGCGGATCCTCGTTGTCATATGCGATCAGTTTTGTGTCAGATGTGGTTCTTTCAAGCCGAGCGCGTTCGGTTCCACTGATCGATAAAGAAACTTTTGGAGACGTTGTGCTATCAAGAGTGATCGATCCTCCATTATCCGAAAACGCAGAGGCGTGACCGATCACAACCCACGCACCGCCGATGCTCGCCTCGACGTTGTCCGTCGAGGTGTTGACCCAAACGACGCCCGGCGTGTTCGGCGCTCCCGTTACATACTTGGCGTCCCGAAGCGTCGTCGATCCACCGCCGCCGAAAGCGATCGAACCGATCGACCCGGTGGAAGTGTTCGCGGTTGTATCGTCTCCTGGCCTCGCGACAAACAGGTCGATGCCATCGTTCGTGAACGGCTGAGCAGGCGAAGACACGACTCCTCCACCCGTCCCCGTCCCGTCCGTTGTCTCGTTCCACGGAGTTACAAAGACTTTTGTAAACCCACTGTCGTACTCGGCTTTCGAGACGAAGTGATAGGTCTTGATGCCAGTCGTTCGGCGCGTCTGAATCCGCGCGCCAACCGGGAAGTAGTCCTTCGTCGCGCTCGTCGTGTCCGCAATCTTAAAGTACCCGTCTTCTCCCGATCCTGTGTTAGGCGAATACCGAGTGATCCCTTTCGACGTGCCCGAGGTAGGCGCGTCCTTCAGGACGCTGAACCACTCAGGGTTGTCTGCCCACTCTCGAACGCCCGCCATGATCGCACGCGCGAGCGGCCCAACGTCTGCGCCCTGCCATCCAACCTGAGCACCAGCGGGACTCGTATCTGTGTTGTCGTCCGCTGTTTTGCTCCACTGGTCCACGTTTGTCATTTCACCATCCCTTATCGAACCGACCTGGGTAGAGCGCGTCGAAACTTCCCGGCCCGCCCCTTCGCTCTAGTTGTTCGGGTATCGTACGAACAGACTCCCTGCCGATCGCCTGTCCAGGGCTGATCAATTGTTCGAGCTGGCTCGGCTTCGTTTCAAAGATCAGTTTCCTCGCGTAGGGCAGGTCCGTTTGTGCTCGTCTCATCGCTTCAACTGTAGGTGCCATCACCCGAGCCTTTGCTCGTGCGTACGGTCTTCCCGCCATCCCCCACAACGCGTTGAACGTTGTTCGGGTATCACCCGCCGGGTCGAACGTCGGCAAACCCTTCAATCCTTCACCGTAGCGCGAAGCGGTTTGGTATGCGCCGACGGCCATCGAGGGAGTCATGCGCGTCAATGCATCTCCGCGTCGAGCGAGTCGCACGAACTCACCGTACACGTCTTCCCCATAGATGCCCTCGATGAGGGCTTTTGTTCGAGGATCGTTCAGCCTTTTCAGAGCCGTCTTCTGCCCAGTCTGGGCAACCGAATCTCCCGACTGCCTGATCGAGCTTCCGACAAAGTGTTCGTATACTGAGCCGAGCGTGCTCTCTTTCCATTCGGGACCAAACGCGGCTCTCAGCGCATCGCGTAACTCGGCCGGCGACGCGGTGTTCGCGCTTGAGAAAACCTTCTTCATCCCAGCGCCAGACTTCATCGCGTTATGTATCGCGCGCGCCGCATCCGTCGCCCCTCGGTTCTTTGCCTGCCACGCCCTGCGCGGACTCGCCTGGGGATCGAAGATTTCCGAAAGCTTCCGGCGCTCTCGACGCGCCGCTTTCAGCGAATCGTCTCCCATCGATTCGATGACGTTGTCGATCTCGTCTTCGAGAAAACCGATCACCTGTCCGAGTATCCGTGATTCATTAGGCTTTTCTGGGGAAATCGCGCGCGCCGTAGCCTTTGCGTTGCTGATCAAGTTTTCGAGTTCGAGTATCCCGGTAAACTCCCCCGCGCCCCTACGTTGAGGCCCGAGACCTTGCTGAGCAAAACGCTCATCGTAGAAACCTTGGTCTCGCAACATTTCCAGATCGCGCAGAACTTCACGCGCCGGCCCCATGTGTTTTTGATCGCCGAGCTGATAAATCGATTCATCTCCGAGGTGCGTCTTCATGCGCTTGATGAGCGGGTTCGCCTCGATAGGCGGCCAACCCTCTTGGAGCGCGCTCGTCCTGAATTTGTCGTAATGCTCGTTGACGCTTTCGTAATGTTGCCGAGCGTTTTCATCGAAAAGCCGCGAAAGATATTCATCGTTTCCGGTTGGACTCAGCCCGCGCTCATTGACAACTCGATCCGCCTCCGTTCGCTGGCGTTGCTCAAGTCCGACGAATTGTTGCATTCCGCGTTCGCGAGCTTGCGGATCTGTCAGGTTCAGCTTGCGCTCGATGTCTCCGAGGCTAATCCCCGCACGGTCGGGCGTCGCGGCCTGGAGGCTCGGGCCTGGAACGCCGAGCGCCTCCGCTTCCTTGAGTTGGCGTAGGAGGTTTTGACTCAGAACACCCTCCTTCGCCTGTTCGAGCAACGCAACTCGGTTCGTGTCGCCCGCCGCTCGCGCTTCGAGGAGCGCACTGTCAAGCTCCTCGGGACGTTTCGTAAAATCCCCGAAACCCTCCTGCAATGCGCGCGCAACGCGCGATTCTCCATATTGAGGAGTCACTCGGCCGGACCTCGCAATCAGCGGAGGCACAACGGCAGCGGCTAAACCACCAGCACCACCCGCAGCGGCCAGGCCCCCGGCGTCCGAGCCCTCGGCCATCTGCACTGCGCCCTCAGAACCTCCCGCGCTCGTGACCGATGAAGCCGCGTCCATACCAAACCGCTTGAGCATCGGCCGCGCCGCCGCTACCCCCGATCGCAACCCTGTCGCGCCGGCCTTCAAGGCCTGACCCGCACCGCCGAACGGTAAAAGCATTTCCGGCAATCCGGTCAACATCGCGCCGCCGAGTTCCATCGCCCCGGTCCCTTCGAACTCGGACACCGATGGACCGACAAGCGCGCGGCCCATCCTCTGCAATTCTCGGCTTCCGAGGTCTCCCGCATAATCGAAGTCGCCCTGACTCACGACATCGCGCTGGTACTCAGGGACATCGCGCAGGCTCGGGTGGAGATTTCGCGCAGACTCGAACGCGCCTCGTGCAACCGGGCCGGTTCCAGACTCCAATATCGACATAACCGAAGCGGGAATTTGCGACGCACGACGCGCGGCAGAGAGCAACGACCCCTCGACACCACCTAACACGCGAACCGTAACTGTTATCCCGTCATCGTTGACCGTCGCGACGGACGGCTCTCCCCTCCAATTCGTAAAGTGTCGCACCGACCCAGGCGGCTCCGGTGTCTCTAGCGTTCGAAAGTACTCTTTCGTAGGCGGGTTAGGAGAACTCATCAATCGCCACCCTTCGATCTGAACGCCGCCCTCACAAGTTCGGTATCGATGGCTTCGTCATCGATATTTCCGCCTTTTTGAAGCTCCCGAATATCCTCTCTCATCTCAGCAATGGCGTCGAGCGAACCCTGTGGGTTGCCGATGATAAGCATCGCCGTGTCGAGCGTTTCATCGCTCGCGGACGGCTGCAACGTAGACAGGCTCGAT